TAAACAAAATAATGCCCTGGCGTCATTCAGGCTTAGAAGTTCTGGAGGGGCTTGGCGCAACACTGCTGCTATCACCTCCCTTACCGTGTTTTTAAGCGCGGGCAATTTCGTCACTGACTCTGTAATAGAAGTGTGGGGATTTTGAAATAGACCGCTTGACGAGATACCGGAATGACGGTATCGAGAATTGTTCCCTCGCCATAGAGCGCTTTTCAGCATAGCCCAACGGGAACCTCGGGGCCTTACTGAATGGAGCGCTAGGCGTGCAATCACAAGTCATCAACGCAATTAACAATTCGCCTCTCAACAGAGGTTTGGACGGTTGCGCGTGGCTTTCGACACCTGGTAACATTGCAATCACTTTTGAAAACGGCGACATTGCGCTGTTTGAGCCTACTTATGGTTCGAGAGATATACGCAGCATTGAGAACACTTATGCGGTGCATATACTGTTTGAATCGCGTGGACGCCAAGCGCTCGACCATTTGAAAGAAGCATTTCGTCAAATGATCGAAGATCATGGTGCGACGATACTTTATGGCCACGTACCTGATTTTCGCAGGGATACAAAAATTATGGTCCGTTGGGCAGGTTGCAGGTCACTTGGAAAAGTAAACACTTCCGAAGGGTTGTGTGAAACTTTCATCTTTGCAAAGGTAAATTGATATGGGCTTCCTGAAACCCAAAGCCGCCAAGACCGATAACGTCAACAATTCGTTGATAAAGTCGACGTACACGCCGCAATCACAAACCGGCGTGACGGCGAACAATTTCATGTCGTCTCTATTGACCGGTCAAGGCGACACAGGCGCGGCAAACGCCGGATATAACAACTATCTGCAAATGGCAGGCTATGCACCGGCAATGCGTCAGATGACGCAGGATATCACAGGTCAAGGCGCTGCACGCGGATTACTCAATAGCGGATCGACCGTGCGCCGGTTGCAACGCAGTGGTGCCGAATTGAACCAGGGCTTCTTCAACAATTATCTGCAGCAATTGGGCGGACTGTCCGGACAGGGCTTGCAGGCAGGTGGATTGATTGCAAACACCGGCAGCAGGTCGGTAGGTGGTGGACCATCGACGGCAGGCAGTATTGCTTCAACGGTCGGTGGACTTGCATCGATCTTTTCCGACCGGCGATTGAAGCAAGATATCAAGCTGCAGCGGCGGGATGAAGATGGTCTTGGCTGGTATGAATTCGCATACAAGTGGGCTCCTGCACGCAAGTTTATCGGCGTCATGGCAGATGAAGTTGCAAAACTTCGGCCGCATGCACTCGGACCGGAACGCCACGGTCACGCAACCGTCAATTATGGGGCTCTCTAATGTTCGGCAATATTCTCGAAACGTTGGGGCTGCGTGTGCCAGATCGCACACCTCCACCTGCAGATATGTCCTACGGGCAGGCACGCGCGCAAATCGGTCCTAGCAGTGATCCATTGCGCCGTGTGGATCCGAACGATTACATCAACGGTATGCCGGAAGATCGACCTGCACCGCAGGCAGTTACACAGGATGCACCTATGCCGACCAACATTTTGCAATCGCTGGACCAGACACCTCCCGCAATGTCGGAAAATGTTAGTGCAGGATCCGGCCGCAAGCGTCTTTCGCTGATCGATACAGTCGGTCGGGTAGCGGACGTCTTTGCTAATGTCGGCGGCGCACCGGCACAATATCAACCGTATCTGGACGCTCGGGAAGATCGTGCGCTAGGTATGGAAGACCGCGCACGTCAAATTGACCTGGACGCCTTGAGCAAGCAGGTGACAGAACAGCAGTTGCAAACCGGTCAAATGGGTATTGAAGGTGACGAACGCGCACGCCTCGGGGAAGCCTTGGGAGCGATTTCCGAAAATCCTGACGCTGCGGCCGTTTGGCCTCAAATTGCAGAGCAAGCAGGTATTTCTCCGGAGAAGTCTGCGCAGATTGGCGAGATACTTGCCAAAAATCCAAATGCTGCAAAAGCGTTTGCGGAATCGCTCGGATGGAACCCGACAAAAGCACCTAGCCAAGCTAAGGAGGTGCAGATTTACGAAACCATGCTTCGGGATGATCCCAAAGGTGCGCAACTGTATCTGCAGAGCCTACGGGATCCGAAAGCCATGACACCGTATCAGCAGGCTCAACTTGCGCTTGCAATGGACAAATTCGGCTTTGAAAAATATAAATTCGAAAATCCCCAACCGACTGCAGCAATGCGCAGTGCGGAAGCTAAAGGTGCGGCCGGTGGCGGCGGCGGCGGATCCGATGATGTCAATGCAATTCTGACGGACTTCAATATCAAGTTGAGCGGCAAAGAAGATCCGGTTGCAGATCTTATCCAAGGATCCACAAGCGGTATTGTCGAAAACGTCGCATCAATGATCCCTGGGGCACTCGGAAAGTCGACGCCTGGACAGGAAAATATCGGTCGGTTGCAGACAATCGATAACGCTTTGGTCCTGGCCTTGGCAGGCGGAAAACTTGGCGCCGGTGTATCGAACGCCGACCGTGACTTTTTCAAGGAAATGTCGGGTAAGATTTCGGATCCGAATATTCCTGCGAACCAGCGCGTAGCAGCATGGCAGCAAATCAAGGCACGTTTGCGTGGGATCCAGACACGGGCAGCGGCAAAGCCTGCACCTCGGGCTGCACCAGCCGCAAAGCCACGTTACCAGCCGTCACCTAATCGCAAGCCTGTTCCGCCACGTAATGCTAATCCGGCATTGCTTGAAGAAGCGAAGCGTCGAGGATTGATTTAATAATGGATCCGATTTCCAACATTCTGCAGTTTCTTGCGAAGCCTGCACCTGTACCCAAAGGCGCGAAAAAAGCTGCGCCTAAAAAGGTGCCCGTGTCGACCAAAAAGCAGGAAATAGCGAAAATCGCGCGGCGTGCATTGAATGCAAGCAATCCAGGCGCAAACGTACTGGAAATGATTGGTCCGGATCGTATCAAGGCGTTCGGTGCAGGCGTCAACCGGTGGCTTCCGTTTGAAGCAGTAAATCGCGCGGTTGCGGCCGGTGCAGATCTTATCGGCTATGGCGAAGAAGATACGGTTGGTTTCGATCAAAAGAATTTCGACCGCAACATGCGTGCAATCCGCAAGGGGCAGGATAAAGCCTACGAAAAAGACAAGGCTGCTTATGCGGTCGGCGGTGTTAGTGGTGCCCTTGGCGGCGGTGCTGCGCTAGTCAGAGGTGTCCAGGGCACAGGTAACGTCCTATCGCGTATCCCGATGTTGGAAAAGGTCGGCAAAGCTATTGCCGGATCCCAAACACTCGTAAAAGGTGAAAAGGTTAAAAACCTCGCCAAGCTGGCAGGTACAGGTGCAGTCGTCGGTGCCGGTGAAAGTGCAGTGCGTGGGGGCGATGCCGTGGACATTGCACAATCGGCTGGCATAGGGGCGGCGGCTGCACCTGTTGCATCTGCAGCGGTCAAGGGGCTCGGGTACATTACCCGTCCGGTTGTCGACCTGTTGAGCAAGTCGAATTACGGGCAGATTTTGCGCCGGATCACGACCGCGACTGATGAAGAAATTCAGGCGGCGCGTGCAGCGTACAAAGCGCAAACCAATGGCGCCGAACCTACCCTGTTCGAAATCCTCCCTAAAGGCGACCGCGACCGTATTTCGAAGATGATTGGCGGAACGGATCCGAAGGTACAGGAACAGGCAGCAGAAGCCATTCAGCAGCGTGCACGTAACGTTGAAGGTGAAATGCTGAATAGTGTCGACGAAGCCGTTGCACCGCAGGTCGGCAAGATCCAGCAGTCTTTTGCCGACGATCTTGCAGCATCGCGCGGAAGCGGCACGCCTACGCCACCAGAAGAAGCACTGGCCTCCCAAGCCACGAAATCGCCTCTCGACATGGAAATTATGCGGTCGCAGGAAAGCGGCAACATAATGCAGCCGTTCGACGACACACCGGCATATAATTCCGTCGAGGAATTGTTCCCAAGCGTACCAGAGTTGCAGGCAGACGGTAGCGTCAAATATGTCGTATCAGATCCCGAAGTCGCGGCACTTATCAAAGGTGTCGCCGGATCCTTGCGCCTCACCGGTAACGATCCAGGAAACAACATCACCGTCAACAATTTGACGAAGATCCTGCGCAACCTGAAAAAGAAGGTTGCTCGGGGAAATGTCGACGATGATGCAGCGCAGCGTGCGATTAACCATATCGACGACATTTTCGCGCAGGACCATCCAGACGCAGCCGCAGCGCTTGCAAAAATGAACGAAGCGTTCGCCGGTCGCAGCCGTACTCTTTCCGGTTTCGATGAAGGTAAACTAAGCCGTACCCGTGAACAATTCCGTGGCGACAAGCAGGAAGGTATCAATATCTATGATACCCCCGAAGGTGCTGCAGGTCGCACGTTGGGGCAGACGGCCGCGCTGCGTGAAAGTTTCTCGGGAACGCCACAGGATGCTATGAGCGGCGTCGGGCAGTTGGCAGAGAATACCGGACTGCAGAAAGCCGTTGCGGAAAATATCGACGCCGCTGCGGCCGAAAAACTGACGCAAGCTGCACGGGCACAGGAAAGCGGACTACGTGCCCTTGGAGAAGCGCGCAAAGCTGCGGACCGTAAGACCGAAGAAGCAGACGTAACGGCGCTCGGGGATGCTCTACTAGCATTCAATCCGGCGTCGTTCCCGCTTACCCGTATGGCTGCGGTAGCGCGACTGATTAAAATTCCTACCTTGGGCGAAAAGAAGGCGACTGTTCTGGTCGACCTGCTCTTTTCACAGGATCCGGCGAAAATTAGCCGTGGCATTGCATTGCTCGATAGTGTCGGTCGGCAAGGTCGGCAGGCATTGGCGGATATGTCGGTAGGGATCCTGGGAGCCTCCCAAGCCGTGACGAAATGGCCGACCGAAGCAGACTATGCCGCGAACGACGCCGCTAATCCTATGCCAGTCGAAGGTGAAGGAGCGGTTGATTATTCGCAAATGTCCGACGAAGAATTGATGCAGCAGCTACAGGGCGGTGACGTCGATCCTACCACTTTGTCCGACGAAGAATTGATGCAGCAGTTAAGCGGCGGTCAAGGTGAAGCACCTTATGGTGCGCAAGTGATTTCGGCCGTCTTTCCGGAGGCAGTAATCACCGACGCCGAACGGGATCCGAATAGTGCACTCGGGCAGGCAAACCCCGATAGCTACCATGTCCAGGGTGACGGCGCGGTTGACGTTCGGCCGATACCAGGCGTGACATTTGAAGAATTCATTGGGAAGCTGAAAAGCGAAGGATATGAAATTATCGAAGCGATTGACGAAGTGAATAACCCAAGCGGACATGCGACCGGTCCACATTGGCACGTAGTTTTTGCATAGGATAAGATAGTGACTCAACCTACAGATAGGCAACTTAGATTGGACAACGCAGAATTATTGCGCGCACTCGTTGCGTCGGTCGATCATTTACGCTCGGAACAAGCTGCCGTGCATACCCAGGTTTCGGAAATTCGGGACAAGGTTATCACTATCGAAGCGCGTGACGTCGGTGCACAGGTCGCAGCTTTGGCTTTGCGGGTTGCTGCACTTGAAGTTTCGCACCAACGCCGCGAAGGCGCTACATCACTCGCGGAAACTATCGTCAAATCTCCGACACTCGGTTGGATCATTGGCGCAGGCACATTCATTTGGGCTTATCTCACTGGAAAGGTGGATTTGTAAAATGTCGAACAAAGCATTAGACGCAGCGGCACGTCAAAAGGGTTTCCCCGATTATGCGACCTATAAGGCGTGGGAAGCCAAGCGCACGGGCAGTCTCCGGACCAAAGGTACCACTGCGTCACCTCCGCCGAAGAATTGGCTGCAGAAGATGGGAATGATGCATCCGGCAAACATGCTGGATTATGTATCAAAGAAATTCAAATCTGCGACGTCCAAAGGATCCAGCGATGACTGATTTCAATTTTGACGCCTTCATGCAGTCGCTACGGCAGGCACCTCCGCACGGTATCGGAAAGGTGCCGCAACCTCTCTACACCGCCTTGCTCAATGCATTGGCTGCAGGGCAGGGGAAAAACCCGCAAACAGCGGTAACAGTGCCTAGCGGAGAGCGTGCAAGTCAACCGTCATGGGTTGCAACTGCCCGTGCGCTAATCGGTACGGCCGAAATCGTCGGACCGAAGCACAATATGAAAATCGTTGCCTGGTTCAAAGGGCTCAAAGTCAATGATGATGAAACGCCGTGGTGCGGAGCGTTCATGGACCATGTATTTCGCGTCAACGGGATCGAACCTCCAAAGGATAGTTTCCGTGCATTGAGTTGGGCGACGTGGGGCGTACCATGCGAGGCGCAGCTTGGCGCCGTAGGTGTCAAAAAGCGTGACGGCGGCAATCATGTTTTCATGATCGTAGGGATCACCGCAGACGGACAATTCTATAAAGCGCTTGGCGGAAATCAAGGAAATCGCGTTTCGATTGTTGATATCCGTGTTTCTGAAACGAACGCGCTCCGCTGGCCTTCCGGAGTCGACCAACTGCACATGAAACTGCCAATGGTCGGGCGGGGTACAATCTCGGGCAGCGAAGCATGAATTTGCGCTGGTGGAACCCGATAAGCTGGATCGCGGTCCCGACCGTATCGATAGCGCGCGGGATCCGCAGCCTGTTTCCCTGGACGCAGGATGGTCGGCGCACGTCTTTGCACGTCGCAGTGCTTGGCGCCGGTCCAGCCCTCACCGCCATAACCGTATGGATCATGCATACATCGCTTAACTACCGGCTTTTTGACACCTTTACAAAGGTTGCCTTTGCGGTAGCTGCAGCGCTTTTGATTGTCGTCAGTGCCATTGCCGTAGGAACAGGGCTCAACATATTTGTGAAAGCCGATAAGTCCGGCGCGACATTCAATGCAGGCGGGGACGACGGAATTCCCGAAGCTGCGCAGAAAGTCGCCGATGCAGCGCAGGAAAAAGCAACCGAAATCGAAAAAGAATTCATCCCTGAATATGAGGAATTTCCAGATGATACCGATACCTCCAAAACTCGTTGAATTTGGTGCTAAACATGCGCTGAAATTTATCATCGCCCTTGTTCTTTTGCTGGTTCTGTTGACGGCGTATTGTTCCGGCCGGAAAGACGGAAAAACCGGCGAAATTGTCGAACAGCAGGAACGACAAATTGAAGTGCAGAAAAATGTGAATGAAGCCAACACAGGAGCGGCCGACCAGCGTGTAAGTGACGCGCAAAAGGCTGCGCAACAGAAAAAGGAATTGGAAGATGCAATCGAAACTACTGCGGATCCTTCTCGTCAGCGCGTGCTGCGTGGCTGTCTCATCATGCGCCAGCAGGGTAGAGACACATCTACAATTTCCGCCTGCCGCTGATATCAAAGTCGTCCAGGAGCCCGCGTACCCGCTTGAAGCGCTCTCGGATCCTGCGGCCGAAACGAAGTGGTGGAACGACGTCCTGCTATGGGGACGCGACAACCGCGACAAGGTTGCGCGCGTCTGCAAATGGGCGAAGGATCTAGGGAACGACGTTCCGGCCGGCTGGTGCGACTAGAGATCATACCCTAAAATCCGCGAACATGCTCTGTAGTAATATTTCGGGTCTTTCTCTATGCAAATCCATTTGCGACTACTATTTTCGGCCGCAACCGCAGTAGTGCCGGATCCGGCACAATTATCTAACACCGTCATACCTTCGTCAGTGTAGGTACGAATTAGATATTCAAAAAGTGCGACGGGTTTTTGCGTGGGGTGAGGTTTCCCTATTCGATTATCTTTGGCAAATTTCAGTACGTCGCGCGGAAATCTTTGCGTTGAGCAGTAAGGTTTTCGAATAGAGGTAGGTTTACCATAATTTTCGCTATCGAATGCGACTGTCGGATTAACTCGCTTTATTTCATGCCCGTCAGTCATAATAGGGCGATAAGTAAGTGTACCTGTACCGAACACCATCACAATTTCATGGCATTTCAGAGGCGCTCTTTTGGCGTTGAGAAAACCTGTACCTGCGGTTTTCTCCCATATCCATTGATGCTTGAATTTGCTTAATTGCGAAACAGCGAGAATTTTGTCGAAAGGCGCTTGCGCAGTCAAAATCACCGCAGCGTTCGGCTTGCAAACACGCCAATAATGCGCCCATAAAGGTTCGAAAGGTATCACGGAATCCCATTTATTTTGTGTCGTGCCATAAGGTAAATCGCAAAGCACCATATCGACCGAGCCGTCAGGAATTTCTTGCATACGTTCGAGACAGTCGCCTAATAAGAATATTCCGTTTTTAATTTTCACAGCAAGTATTTCCGGCCGTACAGCGCCAATAGAGCAGCTTCGGCGCGACCGTCATCTTTTGCCCGTACAAAGTGGCAAGAGTGGCGAGGGAACAGCGTCGAAGCTTTTTCACGGCTCGCTCCCTTGCCGGAATTGAGCAACCCCATCTTCCCTTTCCATACGCTAGGCGTCGGCGTCTCAATTGCACCTCCCGAGGCACAGGCGATAGCATGCACAAAGCCAAGTGTGCGGCCGAACGTGAACATCGACGTGACGCCTTGCCCTGGCCTTGCTGCGACGTTCTCGATCACAACCAGATCCACACCGGCAAAATCGAAAGCCTGCCTCCATTCCCGGTCCCACTGCTTCCAGGCAGGTTTATCCTTGCCGTTCATTTTCACGGTCGGGACGTCGTGGACGGTTAGAGCGTTATCCGGATAAAGGATGACCATTGCACCGGACTTGCCTGGATCTATTCCCGCGATGATCATGGGTAGGTTTCCACATATCCGCAGGCGCAATAATCGGCCGTTTCGACCTGGCTAATCACCGCACCACAATCAGGGCAAAGAGGTTGCATATTTTCGTCCCTGGAAGGGAATTCGGGCTCGTCATCAAAAGGGGCAGTCATTTACGTTCTCCATAACAGGTAAATAGGGCTTTAACCAATCCGGAGGCTGGAAAAACGGAATTTCCGGTATCACGCGCTCTGCGATTTTAAAGGGCTCGATATCCTTTGTGACAAACATCCAATATTGTCGAGTGTCGAGACTTTGAAAAGCGCGTCCCGGTCGGAGGTGCTGCAACTCCCGGTTGACTTCGGCCGTTTCTGGCTTGACGTGATGTACGCAGAGAGTCGACGGACCGCAGGGGCAGTTATGATCCACCTGCAGGCCGGTGATTTCGAATTTGTGAATATACTTTGCCGACCATCTATGCGCAAGCCAGCGTTCCCCTTCAAACCAGAACGCACCATAGGGCTCGTTATGTCCATGACCGGACGTTTGGCCTCCTACCCACATGACACAGCCGGTAACAGGATCGAACGCGCATTTTTCGATAAAACGCTCTAGTGCAGGGCGCCACCGGCCGTTTCTTTCTCCGCGCGGACCAGGCATTATTTTCTATACCTCAACATTGTTTCGACGTTCGCGGTCACTCGGAATTTATATTGAAGGGCCCAAGGTTCGATATCTTCCATGATTTGTTTCACGGTCGCTATCAGATCCGGACTATCCTTTTCCTCAAATACCAATTCGTCATGGACTTTGAAAATCGTATTGAGCCCTGCACCTTCCGCACGCTTCATTGCTCCCATGACCAATTCCCGCGCGCTGCCCTGGATGCAGTCGGCCGTCACCATACCGTGCCAAGCCATGTGACGCCGGAAACGCTTGCCCTGGTACGACATGAAGGTCCAGGACGGCCGTTCGTCACCTGCAGGAGTCATCGACGTTGCCTTGCGCGGCCGGTGATACCAGATCTTCTTCCCGTTCGGCAGGCGCATTGTCAGGTAGTCCCCTTCTTTGCGGAATTCGATACCGTTGTAGGAATACGCTTTTGCGTGATCGCACCAGACGGCTTGAACACTGGCTTCAAAAAGACCGTACCAGAATTTAGGGACCATCGGTGCCACCTCCTTGCGGTAGGTGTTGATAGCAAGCATTGCCAGGTCGATACTTTCTTTCGGTGCAAAGCGTGCACGGAAGCCAATCGGCCCTAGCCCGTATCCGGATCCTAAAAAGGTGTTCTTTCCAATCTGCCCTTCCTTTTGGTCGATCTTCCGATTGATCGGCCGCTTGTAGATCATGGAAGCGGTTTCCGAATAGACGTCGAGCCCCGCATGCATTTCTTCCACTCTGTCATGCTGTCCAGCCATTGAAAGCAGGTTTCGGGCTTCAACGGCCGCATAGTCGCCGCCACATAGCACCTTGCCTTCCTCTGGAACGATACAGGACCGTAGCGACGATATAATTGCGGTGAAGATATCCGGTCCCCACAATTCACGGATCCGGTCGACGTCGCGCGTCATAATTGCGTCCGCAAGAATATCCGCGGTTAAACCCTGCCGGTCACTTATTTCCCCGCGCGGGTAGTTTTGTATCTGGATGAGTCTGCCAACATCGCGGCCGGTTCTAGCCCCGTGATACTGCGTAGTGTATCTAACGCGGCCGTCATTTCCTGCACAAGCAAGCATTCGTTCAAGTTTGGACACGGAGGAAGATGCAAGGGAGCGTCGGAGGGTGAGGACTTCATGAATATGATAGGGAAGTGGTTCGTTAAAATCTTCGATACCAAATTCGTCATCCGGATCCAAAATCGCATTGAGCGTTTCCTTTTTCATATCGCCTAGCGGAACGCCTTGGTCATTTACCCAATTCAGCACCTTTTCGCGCTGTGTTGGCTTTAAGCCGGTCAATTCCTGAAAACGTTCGACCATCGGGATACGTACCTGGTCGAGAACGTTGATGCAGGCGTGCACGAATTCCTTATCGATTTTGATACCGCGCTGGTTGATTTTCTGGTCGAGGATCCAAGTATGGCGTTCTGACGGTCCGAGCCCCTTCATCGCGATATAGGCGCCGTACTGCGCTCCAACGTCACTATCGCAGTAATCGTAGAGGCGCTGCAGGTTGTAGTCATTATGCTGCGACCAGCCCCCATAGCGGTCGGGCTTGCACATAATCAGCATGTGCCGGTGCCCGTCCATATCCTTCTTCACGGGCAATTCCAGCGCCGTTACAAGAGCGTCGAGCCCCAGGGGCAAGGCGCGATACCCTGCGGTCCCCATTGTGTCGTGCCAGCGCTCCGGAGGCAATTCGGGATAGCCCATCGGTACCATGTGGAATTTCCACATTGCTTGCTCAAACGAAGCATTGTGCGCGATGAAGATGACAGTCGGATCATTGCACAATTCCATCAATTCGGGATCGATAGAATGGAGCTGCTTTTCAGACAGTACGCGCGTCGGTGCAGGCTGGTTATCCGTGACCACCTTGATAGCCAAGCAGAGGATAAACGTCGTCATGTCGGCCGCATATTTCCATGCGCCAATCTTCGGTAGATCCGCGCGGCTGGCAGTTTCAAAGTCGGAAACGACGTATCTCATTTACGTGTCTCAGAAGGGACATGGAGGTGAAGCGACATAGGGCCCTTCAAATTGTTGCGCAGCGCCGCCATACGTTCAAAACTATCGGCCTGTGCAACAATCGTGCGGTTTTCGGTATCGTATTTTTCCAACGCAATCCGGACGGCTAAAGCAGCAACTTCATGTACCGCTTTTTGATCGATACGAAGATCCTGCAATATGTCTTTATGTGTGGACATAGCGACTGCCAGTGCCATATCAGCGATATATTTCTGCATGCGCTCACGGTAAGGGGCGCGACCATCTTCAATGAACATTTCAATTCTCCTGTAAGGGTTGGCAGACGTTTCGCGTCCGGTCTGCCAGCGGACGCGAAACTTAAAATGCCGGAGGTTCTTCCGCACCTGCAGCAGTACCGACTTGCGGAGCATTCGCCAAAGGATCATAGTCGGAATATCCGGCGAAAGTGCCAAATACTTCGTTGTTCCCTGGACCACCGGCACCGGCAATCCGTTCACCTTTACGGACGAACAAGCAGTTTTGCAGGTAGGCGGTCACACCATCCTTCGCATCGAGTGTCTTGCGACGGAATGGCTTGAAGGCCAGGGCAGGGACGACATAAGCCCCAGGATAGAACAGATCCTTACCGGCTTGGGCTCGGGCATGTTCTTCGTCGGGAATGTCGATCACTTTGCCAGCTTCCAGCCGTGCAAGCGAAACGTCGTATTGCGATGATGCAGTGAGGATCCCCGCATAGGGTCTATAGAGTTCGGCACGCTTTTCCGCCTTCTCCATGATCTTCAATACTTCGTCGGCACCTTTACCTTGTGCATCCAATTCCGCTTTCTGGATTGCACGTTTGCCTGCAGTTATCCCGCTCATGCAGGCAAGATAATAGTCGGCCGGATTTCCGGAGAAGGATCCGAGTTCTGCTTTGATCGCCCGCACCATGATACCGACAACATTGTCGAAATCTTCCTTTTCGAGCCCGAAGGTTCCCGAAAATTTAGGTGTGGCATTTGCGACGTTGCGCGGTGCCGATTTCGCCGTGATCGACGAATAGAGCAGCCGTGCAGGCTTGATTAGAGTATAACGTTCAGTTTCAGCCATTGTTACTTCCTTTATGTCCCTTAATGAAAATATCCTGTCACATCGCGGGGACGCAGCGGTGTGGAGAATTCCTTACTGATCGCCAAATATTTGACGGTCATAATGGGCATCATGATATCCTAAATCAAAGGCTTTCTTTGCATCACCTACGTAAGCATTATTGTTTGAAACACCTCTTTCATAGGCATTCCACCCTTGCTCGTATTCAGGCATTTCCTGTAATTTAATACGGTATTGTCCCATTTCGCTCATATCAAAAATCCTTAATTCCAAGGCTCGTAAAATACTCGCTTACATTCCTTGCAATGATAGACAAACGCAGGACCGTCATGGAGCATGATAGATCCATAAGGCTCTGTCTGTTTTTGGGGATGAAACCCAAAAAAGCATTTGATTGCCTGCCACATATCAAAATCCTTGATCTTCGTAGGATTGAGCGTGCGCAGCAAAGGTGTTTGCGTTCGTGCGCGGTTTTGCTTCCGGCCGTGGATCCGATAGAGGTGCGACGGTCAAAGCATTGCTTTCCGGCTTATAGCCCCACTCCAAAGCCATTTCCTTCCCACGGCTGGAAACCTTTTCGATCTGCGCAGGTGATTTGATTTCCTTGGGCTTGTATGCGGCCGCACCGAACGCTTCCTGCAGCGCAGCGCTTGCCCCTGGCTTCCAGACGCGATTGACACGCTTTTCGACCAGCTTTGCGCTTGGAATGTCGCTGCCGCCTATGAGGCGTGCACGTACAGTTTCTTCCAGTGCATTCATGAAGCGGCGTGCGTATTCCCGCTGCGAATAATAATGGTCTAATTCTTCGTTCGTAAGCATGACGATAAAATCCTCACTAGCTGTTGCATATTCCATGAACGCTTGCTGCATCTTAATGCAGTCCAGCAGGACAGGGCAAAATTGACAATGTGTGCCTGGTACATAATCGGTCGGCAGTATTTCACCTTGAAATTCCGACAAGGCAAACATGCGTGGTAACAGTTGATTGTTGCACCAATCGACGACTTCACCTAGCGTCGTGATCCAGACGTCAGGTTCTTCAAATACGCCGTAGAAATTCGGCTGGACGATCCCGAGATTGACCGGCAGGTCGCGCGGTGCGTTCGACAATTCCTCGTCGGACAAAATCATCAACGAAGCATAATAGAGCAATTGCCGGTTGCCAGGTGCCGAAACACCAATGCCTTCACCGTTTTTATAGTCGCGCAGGTAAACACCATCGGACAGTGACCAAAAGCCAAAGTCGACCGTACCTTTAAACAGCGGGTGAATGTGCGGCAGTTTAATCGTATCTTCGATTAGCAGACGGCCTTGCTCCTTACGGTTGCTAAGGATCTTCATGCAGTCATTGAAATAGATATGCACGGCGTCGAGTTCGATACCATCAGGCCAACCGACCATATAGCCGTTGAATTCCTCACCGATATATTCGTAAGGTTCCAGGCCGGTCGCAATTGCTGCCGCACCTAATTCGTGCGCGCCGGTCCCGAGTTTAGCATATTCGCTTTCGATATTCTCGAATTGACCGGCTTCGATCTGCGCCTTCATTACCAGGAACGACGCTGCGCAAGTCATGAAGCGGTGCGCGCCGCTACCTCCTAGCGGGGAGTGTTCTAATTCGATCATACCGGTAATCCAATCATGTGCTTTAAAGCTACAACGGTTTCACCGTCATCAGCACCAGGATCCGACAAGATATGTTTGATATGGTCACGGAATATTTGCAAAGAATCGTCGGAACGTTTGGCGCGAATTTCGGCCGAAGTGACTTTATCGTTTTCTTTACCAGCAACCTTCAAAAAGGCGTCGGCCAAGCGGAAAGCATCGCTGCAAATTCTTTCGTCAACAGACATACCGCTAGGTGCATATCCGGCACCGGCATTGTGCTGCCCTGCAGCGGTCGCAGCAAGTACGGCCGGTAAAATTTCAAGCGCGACATATTCGCGGTATGATAAATCCGAGAGTTTCATAGCTGTTTCCTAAATCATCGTTGTTTCATCGTGGTTGGCAGACATTATCCGGTCTGCCAGCGGAGCGGCCCGTGAAGCTTAACCGGCGAATTCAATTCCTGCCTTGGCTTCAACAGCCTTAGCGAACGCTTCACGGCTTTCCTCGGGGATATTGCGGCTGTGTGCAACTTCACCTTCGGGGACGTGCGCAGCAATCAATTCCTTGACAGGGTTAGGATCACCAAGTTTCACCGCAGCCTGGTTGCACAAGGCGCCAAGATCTGCGTCAGTCCATTTACGTGCAGGCACGCTTGCCTTCGCTGCATCGGCGGTTGCATTGGCTTCGGCCGCAGCATTCCGGAAGGCGGCGAATTCGTCATCTTCTTCCTGTGTGGCTGCTTGGGCGGGGGCCGTTTCGGTCGCAGTCGTCGAGGATGCAGAAGGCTCGGGCGGCGTTTCCGTGGAAGTCGCTGTTGTGCCAGTGCCCGTTGCATCTGCCTTTGGGAAACCAGGCAGAGGATCCGGACGTGTCACGCCGACTTTCATACGCCACAAACCTTCCTTCGTGGTGCCCTTCGTCGAAGCGTGCAATTCTGCATTCCAAGGATGACCGTGTGCGTCGATATCCGGCGCACCGGCGTCAACGTCAGAAGGGGACGCAAGTGTCGTCGCAGTCGCGCCAATACCATCCGACTCCTGGCTTGCCTGCCCATGCGTTACGCTGGTATCCGAAAGTTTCTCGGTGCCCTGCGATGCACGTTCGCCGCCCTTTGGGGCTTCTGCAATCGCAACGGCTGCAAGTGATGCACCGCCAAGCAATGCACAGACTGCACCAAACATGCTAAGAGGAATCTGCATTGGTACGAAATCTTCACCAGTATAATTTTTCATTTCACTATCCTTTTTCATCTAAAACGTGATGGATCACGTTCATCTTCTCAATGGCCCGTACAAGTATTTTTTCGGAGATAGATCCAGGCGCTACAAATATCTCCGCATTGACAACACTCAATTGACCAAATCGGTCCAAGCGGGATACGGCTTGCTCATTTTGTGCTGGTACCCAATCCGGTTCGGCTAAATAGCAGCGTGAGCAAACTTTCTGTAGTCCATCCAATCCAGTGCCCGCCGATTGGATATTTCCTAAGAACACTCTAACCTTATCGTCATTGATAAAATCGTCAACCGCTTTTTGCCGTGCGGCCGGGGATTTGCCTCCGTCAACACGGACCGTACCGAATTTGGACAATTCTTGCTCAAAGATTGACAAAACATCAATGTGCCAACCGAAAATCACTAGCTTTTCGTCGCTGCCTTCGAGAAAATCCGCTGCGTAGTCCGCAATCTGCGGCGCCAAAGCCATTCCCATAAGGCGGCGGACCGCTGCAATGTGCCCAAGAATTTCGAAATCTTTTGTCGTTTGAATTTCGTCGAGGGGAATATCTAGCATCCCTTCGGCGTCGAGCGCGCTTTTCACGGTCGAGTTTTCTTCGCAACGCACGATAGAGTAGCGCGGTGGCTTCATAAATTTCAGCACGTCTTTTTTCTCGTGACGTGCGAGGACATTTACCCGCAGGCGATTTTGCAATTCATGTTCCAGGCTGGTGCTTTCCAGCTTGAAGCGTTTGCCTTCGATAGTCGTAAGATCCGCCTGCCGGTTGTACCGGTCCTTGAATTTTTGCTCGCTGATAAAATCGATAGCTTCCCAATCGAAAAATCGGAACAACACATAGCATTCGCTCGGACGGTTCAAAAGCAACGTACCTGTCAGCGCAAGGTGCTCGTCACAATATCCGGCAATCGCTTTGATCTTTATATCGCCGTGATGGTATTCGCCTTTATTGTTTCCGAGAACGGCGCGCGTCGTCAGCGCGTCAATATTTTTCATCTTGTGCGCCTCGTCGCAAATCATCACGTTCCAGCGGTATTTCGAAATTGCTCTGATAATTGCAGGGTTGCGTGCAGCGTCATAGCTTATGACCTGGTAATGCGCGGTCGGGTGGATCCCGTCTTTGACCTTCAACATCACCGACACTTTAACCGCGGGGATTGTCGAAAATTTCTTAATCTGTTCACCCCACTGGATCCGCACCGATGCAGGCACGATCACCAGCACGCGCTGCGCTTCACGCTCATTGCAATAGGCTATCGAAGTCGGGGTTTTCCCCAAACCTGGCTGGTCCCCGTTGATCCCACCTTTGCGGGCAAGCAGATAGTCGAGCGTGGCTTTCTGATAATCCCACAACTCAATCCCAGGCGGAAGCTTTGCCGTCCCTTTGCCGTCGAGCGCGCGGGATTTTTCAATCTCTACCTTATAGGGCAGGAGTTGCTTGCAATCCTCCGTTGCCATGTCGGCGAGCGCGTAGGGGTTGAGGGAAAATAAAACAGCTTCATTGCGGCTGGACGCCGACGTACTAAATGCCAAGCCCCGATAGGCCATAAGGTCGGCAACCTCTTTCTTTTTTGCAGAGGGCACGCGCAATATGAAATTAGGTCCGTTCTCCTGGACAATCACAAATCAAACTCCTGCGTTTTGACAAATGGCGGTAGTTTCCTCAACGGATCTACATTCATGTAAGGTAGCGGACCAATCCAACCTGCGACGGATCCGGCAACAGGCTCTTTCAGATTATTCAACCAGCCGGTACCAATCAACCAGAAGCGAACGACGGTAGGAACGTCGACGCCGTGCATATAGCACACATAGGATCCGCTTTCCCGAGGTTCACCGGTTTCGATCTTCATGATTTAAGATCCACTCTTTCACCGCTCCAACTTTCACGCTGCCTTGCAGCACAATATCTGCAGTTGCGGAAACGAAATGCTTTTACTTCTTCCGGACAAGTTTCAGCACCACTGGAAATATTTGGTGACATAGGTGCGCGTGCATGTTGCCAAAGTGTCCACGGCATCCATGTGTGCCCTTGAAGATAGCACCTGTTCACAGATCATATTCCTGGGGCAAGACGTCCAGGTCATGCTCGACCATACCGTCACACTTGGGGAGGTTTTCGGCCAGCTTCAACGCAGCCTTGGCTTGCAGTGCCAGCCGGTCAATCAATGCGGCACGGGTTTCCGGTCCCCATTCGGCAATCATTTCCTTTGTCTTTTCCAAAGACCAGCCGCCAAATTGCGCGGCCGCGATAATCTTGGCGCGACTGATTTGATCCGCTGAATATTTACGGGTGCCGCCGTTGGTCCGCTCGACGATCCCAAGCATTCCTTGCTGCTCCCAAAAGCGCACGCCGCGACGTGAAGTGCAACCGGCAGTGCACATATCGTTGACTGTGTAGGTCATCACATTTTTTCCCATAACAAAACCAAAAGTGCACAGGTCTGAAAACCTGCAATGAACGCCAAAAAGCATTTAGCTTGCCATGACATTACTTCTCTCCAATGACGCGCACTAATTCTGCCCTCGCACGGCGATATTCCTTACGAATAGCATCATGATCTTGTGGAGGGTGTGCACCTATCCATGAAAGATTGATTGCTGCTTTCTCAAAACGATTGAGAATTCGGGTTTGCCTGCTGTTCATGCTGGTTCTCCTTGCGTCACATTCTTATACAAGTGGATCTGCTCGACATAGTAATATTTTTCGCCGTCTTTCTCAAAATGGGGCAGTCGGGCAAAATCCAATTCATGCTCCAAACGCTTCGGGGATTTCAGATGTTCCAGCCGCGTCGCAAGCCCGAGCACGACGGCAAGGACAGGCCAGATAGGAACAAGTTCCCGCGCGCTGTAATGATCGCGCACCTGCCACATGGGAAGCCATGCCCGCAGCGCTGCAGCTTCCGGAGCGTGGGGATTGTTCTCTACCCATTGCTCGATCTGCGCTTTCCACTGTGCAATGACCCCAGGTTTATTGCCCGTGGCTTTCATCGCCTGGACAATTCGATAGGTCGAGGTTTTGTGCATAAGGCCCATTACAGATCATACTCCGCAGGTTTGCGCTGCATCACCAAGAAACCTTTGTCGCTGTTACGTTCAAGCGCAGCGCTACATTCAGCACCCCAAGCCAGCAGCATCGATCCGGCACCTGGTCCGGAAGGTTTCATTTCGCCGTTTTT